CCGCCGATAAGGCGGTTTTTTTATACCCAAAAATAAGGGAAAGGAGAAAATGAATGGACAATACTGTAATGATGGAAAAATCCGAGCTGATGAAGCTGACTGACATTACGCCGTATGCGAACAACCCGCGAAAGAATGATCGTGCGATTGAGCCGGTAAAGAACAGCATTATGGAGTTCGGATTCAACCAGCCTATCGTTGTTGACAAAAACAATGTGATCATCGTGGGGCATACCCGGTATCTGGCGGCGTTGGAACTGGGATTAGAGGAAGTGCCTGTATATGTTGCAGCGCATCTCTCAGAAGAGCAGGCCAGGGCGTACAGACTTGCAGACAACAAGACCAATGAGTTTTCCGAATGGGACGCAGGCTTGCTGGAATTGGAACTGGACGCTGTGGAAGATCTGGATATGTCCGACTATGGATTTGAGGACGATGATGTGGAGCTGGATATTCCAAAAGACAGCAAGGACGACAGCGAGAGCCTTGAGACACAGGAGTACATGAAGTTTGCCGGTCATAATGTACCCATGAGCGATTATGAAGTGGAGCTGCTGGAAAAGCGGCTGGCTGAATACACCGAGGAAGCCGGTACCGCTTATGGATTTATCCGGCATATTCTGGGCGAGTAATGCGGTTTATTGAGAACTATCCGATAGACCAGATCACACCGGCAGATTACAACCCTAGAAAAATCAAAGAGAATGCTTTTGAAAAGCTGCAAGAAAGCCTTTTAAAGTTTGGCGTGTGCAAAGCTGTTATCGCAAACCTTGACGGTACAATCGTTGCAGGGCACCAGAGGACAAAGGCTATGAAAGCAGTAGGCATAAATCACTGCCCGATCTTCATTCTGGAAAAGAATGTGTCTTTGCAGGATGAAATCAAATTCAACCTTATGCACAACAGCGTGGAAACAGAAACGGCAAAAATGCGGATTGATAATGCTGCGGATCTTCCGTTCGGATTCACACTGATTGAGAACACTCATCTGGAAGCGGTACATAAGGGCAAAGGATCAATCATAAAGGAAATCAGCCGTCTGATCTCAAAATATGGAGATTACGGAAACATTATCGTGGATGAGGATGGCAATGTGATCCACAATGCAGATTATGCGTATTGCTGCAAGTTGCTGGGAAATGATTGTGTGGTTTATAAAATGCACAATGAGCATGTGAGGGAATTTCTCATGTATTTGGGAATTGATTACGGCGAGTACAATTATGAAACGCTGGGAATCAAGCCCTATGTGCAGACACATTGTCAAATGAGCCGCAACGGTTCCAGTATCAAAAGCACACTGTATGAGAATTATGTGATCCCGAGCTTAACCAAACAGGACAGGCTTGTGGATTTTGGCGCAGGTAAATGTTTCTACAGCAAGAACCTGCGGCAGAAGGGCTACGACACACACTGGTACGAGCCGTTCTACAAAACGGAAGGAACTGAAAAGCTGAATGTAAGCGAAGTCGTCCGCATGATAAAAGCTCTTAACCGGGATATAAAGGAGAAGGGGCTTTACAATGTGGTTGTGCTGGATTCGGTAATCGATTCCATTACGAGCAATGAGTATGAAGACTGGGTGCTGACATGCTGCAATGCCCTAATGTCAGAAGACGGAACATTCTTCACCGGTACACGAAACCTGCAAGTCGTACAGGACAGAGGCAATCTGAACACAAGCACAGATTCTGTAAGATATATTGAATTTCTGGATAAGGATAATTTTAGTGCCACATTCCGTAAGGGAACATGGACTATGCAGAAATTCCATGATAAGGAATCCCTGACACGCACACTGAAAAGATATTTTGAAGATGTGCAGGTCGTTGATAAGGGAGCAACACAGATCTGGGCGGTATGCAGAAAGCCAAAAGACCTCGGAAAAGAAAGATACGAGAAAGCGCTCAATATTGAATTCAATCTGGAATATCCCGGAGGATACAGACACAATCAACATGAGCGCTTGGTTGAGACTATTTTAAGTTATCATTGAACCAGTTAGCAAACTGCCAGTTCCGGCAAGTGCTGTAAGATTTATAAATCATCTTCGGGTGATGATTAAAACGAGGGTCGATAGGTAACTCAATGGCATCCTCTATTGTGATGGATATGCCATTGCTTTTGTAAGTGAGTACATTTCCTTCACATGGTCGAAATGCGAGATGAAAGTTTTTCGACCAGTTATACGGATAGGCTACGCCACACAGGTAGTAGACACTGTTCGAGAGGGGGATGTCTGCAGCTTCGGTGATACGGTTGTTGATTCGAGTATCATATTCACCGATAAGACATTTGGCACAATGCTGTGATAGATCGACATCCGTTACAGTTTTCAACCACAGATATTTGAATGTCGATGTGACCGTCATGTTTTTAATACGCATGATACATGGCCTCCTTTCACTGTATATTCTAACATATCCGAGGGGATACATAAAGCAAAATACAGACCGAAAACAAAGGTAGGAAAGTGAGGTGAGAATGTGGGAAATGAGGGCAATCTAAAGCCTGTCCGAACCGAGGAAGAAGCAAGAGAGAAGGGGAGGAGGGGTGGAATCAAATCTGGTGAATCACGCAGGCGCAAGAGAGACATGAAAAAGGCAGCTCAGCTGCTCATGGGGTTGGATATAAAAAGCCCCAAATTGCAGGAGCAGGTGAAAGGCTATGGGCTGGAAGATGAAGACGTGAATAACCAGATGGCAGTCCTTGTTTCCATGTTCGTGCAGGCCACAAAGGGAAACGTCCGGGCGGCAGAGTTCATTCGGGATACGATGGGTGAGAATCCAGAAACTCTGTACAAGATGGAAGAGCTGAAGCAGCGCAAGCGTGAATTTGAATATCAGAAACAGAAAGACCGGGAACAGGCAGGAGGAACTGAGAATGATGCACTGAAAGCATGGGCGGAAAAGGTCAAATCTATGAGAGAAGGTGGCGACAGTGGATGATAAGTGGCTGACCGACTTCATAGAAGAATCCATACCGCTGTGGTTGAATGACCCAGTGCTGTTCTTCCGGGAAGTTCTTGAATTTGAGCCGGACGACTGGCAGGTGGAAGCAGCTCATAATATTCGGACTCACAACCGGGTGGCAATCAAGTCTGGACAGGGCGTTGGAAAGACAGCATTTGAGGCTGGCATCTTCCTATGGTTT